CTGCGTTCTGCTCGGCGAGAGTTTTGTCGCCCCCGCCGTCGTCAGGGTTGTCGTCACTCATGTCTGTGTCTGTGTCGTCGGCAGCGTCAGTGCCGCCAGGCTCCGAGGCGTCGCCCTCGGGGGCGTTGTTCTCCGCGTCAAGCGGGAACATGTCCTCCTCTTCCGCCTCTTCGTCGGGGTCGTCGAACTCCCGGGCAGTGTGCTCTGAGAGATCAAAGGCGTCCGCTTCGCGGTCGGTGAACCGGGTGAATCCAGGGTCTTCCCCGGCATCGCGGAACACCGATGCCGCCGAGTCCATCACAGCCTTGAGATCGTCGGCGTTCTGCTTCGAGAGGGTGCGGCCTTCCTTCATTGCATCCGGGTCCTCAGACCCGCCGTCGTCATCGGTCCCAGAGAGTGCCGACAGGAACGCCTTCCCAGCCTTGGCAAACACCGACTGCTTGCCTGGCTCTGCCGAGCCATCAGCCTCGACAGCCTCATTAAGGATATCCCACAGCCGTTTGGCCTCGACCTCGCTGTGGCCGCGCTCCATTGCTTCCCCAACGAACGCATCTTGGTTGCCGACGTGGTCGGCGAGTCGCTTCGTCGCATCTGCTTTGGCTTCGAGGATCTGTGCGTCTGGGACGGCTGGGATGTCCACCGCCGAGACCTCGCGGATGATGCCCTCAGTCAGCTCCCAGACGAGTTCGTCGTCGGGGAGCTCCGACGTGTCGACGTCGTCGACCTCGTCGGGCTCGAAGGGGCCGTCCCAGTCGACCTCGATGGCGCCGATCGAGTAGCCCTCGAGAATGCCGTCCTCAATGAGGGCTGCGAGGTCGGCATTCGTGATGCCCCAGCGCTGGACCCAGGCGCCCGGCTTGACAGTCTGCCCGCCGATCTCCTCGGCCTCGTCGAGGACCTCGTTGTCCTCCAGAACCATCCAGCCGTCGGGCCAGACTGCATGCATGATCCCGCCGCCGGCCTGCCCGGCCTCGGCGAAGGTCTCGAACTGGTCGGCGAACGACCGGATCGTCCCCTCGCGAGCGAAGTCATTCTGGAGGTCGGCGATATCAGGAACCATGACGATTCCTGTCGCTTCCAACGCAAACTCATCAGAGTCTTTCGTGGCCGCAAATTCGACGTCTTTGCGGAACTCAGACCCACCGGCCTTCGTCACGGGCGGCATGCGTTACTCCTCGCCCTCGCCGTCTTCGTCGGCGGCGTCCGCGTCGGCGTCCTTCGTTTTGTCAAGCTCCTTGGCCCGACCGGTCGAGAGGACGCCGCGCTTCTCACCGCACTTCGTGTTCTTGTCAGTCATGTGTTGTGTGGTCGAAAAGTTCTGATCGCCCGGTCGAACCTCTCGCGGGGAGTCGGGACGCTCCCGCGGTCATCAGTAGGTGTTGTTATCGCAGCCGGTCGAGCAGTCGCCGGGCGAGCGACTGGGTGGAGCCCTCATCACTCTCGGTGTTTTCTGCGACAAGATACGGCCCGTCGAACCGAGAAAGAATATTCGCTTCGGTCAGTTCGCCGTCCACGCTTGATAACAATCGCTCAACCTCTTCACCGCCGTCAACGACTTCGCCGTCTCGAACCTCCCCGACCCTCTCATACTCACCATCCACCAACTTTCTGATAATTACCATTCAAAGTCACCATCCTGGATGGATCGGATGTTGTCGCGCATGTTACTATCTTCGGGCAGACTATCTATAACGCTTTCGTCTATGTTATCTGCCATTTCTTCAGCGGCGGACTGAATATCTTCTTGGATGTCCTCCGGATCGCTAAATGGGTCGTCAATGACGCCGAGAATCGTTGCTGCATTATGTGCAATATCTGCAAATTCGCTGGCATTAGACTCCTCGCCAGTCATCGGCGAATTACCGGAATCGTAGTCAAATACTTGCACCGAACCGTCGTCGCCAATCATGAGGTTATCGCCTTTCACGTCCCAGTTCCCCACGAGTAACGACGCCCCCATGGCCTCGTAAAACGATTCTTCGTCAGCTTCCCCCACGTCGGCCTCGTACGCGAGTGTCCCCGGCACTTCTTCCGTGACAATCGAATCGGTCGCTTCATCATAATGCAATTCCGCCGACCCGTCAAACAATTCGTTATAGACAGAGCCGACAAGCGCCGTGTCCTGAATATCCTCTTCGGATTCCGCACCCAGTCGGACAAACGCCCGAGAACCATCCGGCAGTTCTGCGATCCGCATTGCGTCGGCGTCGTGACCGCCGCTCACCCCTAAATCTTCCATCGAATTGACGGCTTCCGCTTGCGTGATATCTAAATTGTCCGGTGCGTTATCGCCGTCGAACCCATCCATTAATTCGTCTGTCGTTGACGCCCCCGTATCGTTAGCTCCGTCGTCAGGCGAACAGTACAACCCTCCACGCGGGCCTTCGTGAACGGTGCCGTCACACTCGCTCTCGTCGTCGATAGAGAACGCATCGTCTGGGACGCCATCAGGGGTTTTCCGCCGCTCGCTAAAATCCCGACCACCCGCTGCCAGCTCCGTCGGGATATCGTCGGGGATGTCTTCGGGATCGGGTTCCGGTCCTTCGGGCAACCGCGAATGGAAGTTGGTAATCTCCTCGTAGGCAAATGTCAAGCGAATGTTGTCATGATGGTAGGCTGCCGGGTCAGCTGCGCTCGTCAGCCCGGCCCACTCGGTCGCCGGCACGTCGACGTAGACGTATAACGAGCTTTGCCCCCCTGAGCGCTTGAAGGACATGAATAGCTGTTGCTCGCCGAAGTCGTAGAGTGCCTCGTCGAGATTTTCGCTGTCGAACGTGGTTGTCTCGATGGGGTCCTTCTCGGCGAGCTCCGCCTCGACATCCGCCCAGTCACGCTCCCCGATCTTGTTGTCCTCGGGCGGGAGGGCCTCCTCGACGGGCGGCTCGCCACCGGGGTCTCGGGCGGGCTGCCCGCCACCCCCGCCGCCGATGTTGGCGACGAGCGTGTCGCCATCGGTCTCGTGGTCGTCGGGGAGCGGGTCCTCGCCGATCATCTCAAGGGCGCGGTTGACTGGGATGGCCCCGTTGACGGCGTTGATCTTTCGGCGAGCCACTTCGGCGTCTTCTTTCGGCTGGTCTGCTCCCCTGAGTTCATATTCCAGCGTCCAGTCGGTCACCCCGAACGCGGTCTGATGGATCGTCGCGTAGAGTCGCTGGGCGAATTTGTGTTGCTCTGGCTGGATGACTTCAAGCGCGAAGTCACGGTCCTGTTGCTCGGAGTTCGACCGGTTCGACGTCCCAGTATCCCCGATCTTGATTGGTGGGATTTCGAGAACCTTCGCTATTTCTGCTTCATTTTTGTCGCGGAACGCCTCGAACGACATCTCTTCGCTGATGCCCTGGCCCAGCGGCGCAAGTTCGATTTCAACGTCGCCGTCGATCTGGGTTTGGAACTTGTCGACCTCGAGGATGACCGTCCGGTGGGACTCCTCGCGAAGTCCGTTGAGCATCTGCCGGAGATCCCGCTTGGACTCCTCGGTCAGCTCGCCACCTGTGACCTTGATCGCGAAGCGCGGAATCGTATCGTTGTCGAAAAAGTCGGCGTTGTAGTCCTTCGCCGCCTCGTCGGCACCGATCGTCCGCGTCGCGGAGATCCAGTCGGGGACGCCGTAGTGGTCTGTCAGCGGGCTTGGATTGGTGACGAAGATGAGTTCGTTCGCCGGCGTGGTCTCAAGGGTCTCGGAACTCCCCGCAACGACGTCGCCAGTCTCCCGGTCGACGAAGATGGGGTCGGCATCCGTGCCGTCGTCCGTGTAACGGACTGTCGGCGGCTCGCTTTCGGCACCGGACGACAGGTCGACGTCCGTGCCGCGGTAGCGGTCGCCCGCCTCGCCGAAGTACCGCCGGCGGCCGTTGCGGATCTGGACGTAGCCCCGCGACGCCAGGTCAGCGTTGCCGGCGAACGTCCCCTCTTCGGGGTGGCGAGGCTGGTCGAACCGACTCTGTGGTTTGCGGACGCGCACAGTTCGTGCCGGGACGTGCGCCAACCCGACCGGGCGCCCCTCCAGGTCGATGAGGATCTCGAGACAGCACCACCCGATGAGGTGGTAGTCCTGCCGGGCGAGTTCTTTGACCTCCTCGGGTGTGGCGGGTTCGGCGGACTGTCGGGCCTTGGTCTGCCACGTCGAGTCGGGGCCGCGCCAGAACCACCGGAGCACGTCGTGTTCGACGTCGTCGGCCTCCTCGCGGTCCAGGTCCGCCCACGGAGTGAGGCTGAACCCATACCCCACCTCATAGCGGGACTTCTTGCGGATGCCCGTCGCGAGGGTCTCATTTTTTTCGAGGAAAGAAGCGAGCCGATAGGGGTTGTACGGCGCTTTGACACCCGTGTTGAGCGTCCGCAGTCGCCGGTCGGAGAGCTGTGTCGATGTCTCAGCCTTCGAGAGCGATTGCGTCCCGCCAATGCCTTCGACCCCGACCGCGATCTTGTTGTCCTCGATTGCGTCAGTCATGTTATACGTATGATACGCCTCCGCTGTCGTCTGTACCGTCCTCGTCAAGCGCCCCGACCGACTCCAGCCAGCGGATGCCCTGCTCGGCCATGTACCAGGCCGCGATCAGGTCAGGAGTGTGGCCCTCGAGCCGGCCGTCCTTCAGCGTCAGCGACAGCGCCGCTTGGATAAACTCCTCGGTTGGGCCGTGCCCACGGTAAAACTGGATCGACCCGTTCTCGACGAGGCGACGGAGTCGCGGGATGCCGTTCTCCCAGCTGTGTTTCTGCCCAGTGGTCGGGATGCCAGTCACCTTCGCCCGCAGCGATGGTGAAAAATCGATCGCGTCGTTGACGACGTACTGCTGCATCCCGTTGTTTTCGATGACCACCGCGGCCGGGTCGTACCGGTCGTCGAGGTCGGCCAGCGTCGCCTTGACCTGCGACGGCGGTATCCCGGCCTCGGCGACGGCGTCGAGCAGTCGCCGGCGCCCGTCGCGACCGACGCGGACGGCGACGAAGGCCGCCTCGTCGCCGGTCGGGGACTGGGCCGGGTCGTGCGCGACGACGGTGGCCTCGCCGGCGCCGGGCGAGAGGGTACGGGGTGGCGACTGCCCCCGGATGGAACACCCGCCGTCGTCGACGAGCCGGTTGACGTCCGCTGCGTCGATGAGGTTGCCCGACGCGCCGCGGATCGTGAGCGTGTATTCTCGCCAGAACAGGTAATCCGCCATTTTCGAGCGCTTGTCCGCGAGCCAGCCCGGGCCGCGGGCCTCCGGCCAGAGCAACTGGAGTGTCCCGCCGGTCCAGGGTGACTCGACCTCGGTGTAGAGGTCGGGGTCGGGTCGGCGGGCCCGCCAGTCGTCGTCCTCGCGGAACTCCTGGTCCCAGACGTCGAGGATGGCGGGGAACTCCCGGAAGTCATAGCCGTCGCGCTGGCGGATGTGGCTGTAGATGTCATCCGGGCGCTTGCGCGTCCCCACAATGGCGGTCCGACCACCGTCCTTGACCATGGGCACGGCGACGCCGTCAACCCAGTTGAGGATCGCCTCGACATCGCCGTCGCCACGCTCCTTGATGATGTCATCGAGGATGAGCAGGTGCGCCCGGGCCCCTTCGATGGCGCCGAACAGCCAACCCGTCGTCAGGCTCGAGTCGTTCGCGAACACTTTCGTTTTCTTCGAGTCCTCTTCGCGGGGCTTGTTCAGCTCGACCAGCCACGGGTTGCGCTCGATGAACCGGTTGAGCTCTCGGTCGGCCTTCTCGAAGGCCTGCTCCTGGGAGTTCATCGTCCAGATCGCCCGGAAACCGGGCTTGTACTCGAGGCAGGCGACTAGAAACACCGTGACGATCGTCGTCTTGAGGCCGTCGCGATGACACAAGAGAGCGAGGTCGCCGTCCGCGTCGGCGTCGCCGGCGAGGTGCCGAAGCCACCGGCCGTGGTGCTCGCCGAGCGGGCTCCAGGCGTCGTACTCGTCGGCCATGTACCCCTGCGTGAGTTTGTTCGCGAAGTCCAACCAACAACCGTGCTCGAAGGGGTTGTAGGCTGCCCGAATCTCCGCCCGGGAAAGGTCGACCTGTTCGGTCGCGACGTCGTCGATAGCGCTACTCATCGTCGAGCGTCGCCTCCCGGATGGCCGCGGCGGTGTCCTCGTCGAACTCGACGGAGTGTGCGACCTCGCCGTCGACGCTCATGTTGATGTCCGTCGAGTAGACGCCCAGCGCTTCGCCCTTTTGTTCGAGATGGGCGGACTGTTCCTGGCGGGCCATTGCCTGGCCCTTGAGGTCGGGCTGGTCGCGCTCGAGGCCGTGGAGTTCCTTAGTGTATCGCGGCGAGCCGTCGACGGCCTGGATGGGGTACTCCTCGCCGGGGGAGACGGCCGTCGTGCCACCGATGAAGCGGATGATGATGTCCCGGTCGGCCGCCCAGTCGGGCCTATCGGGATCGCCGACATCAACGACCTCCCAGTCCGGGACGTGTCGCGGTGTCTGCCGATCGCGAGGGACGCGCTCGGTCCTCGGGACGACCCGGATGAGGGGCTGGTCCTCGGTAGCTTGCGTCTCGGCCTCGCGTGCGCGCTGGTACAGCCGCTCTTCCCGCTCGGCGATCTGGAGGCGGACATCGGTCTGTTCGGCTTCGACCTGCTCGATGACCTCCTCGCGGGCCTGTTCGGTGAGATAGCTGCGGATGGTCGACCGGGCGTATGAGCCGATGTCCTCCTGCTTGAAGCGGTCCTGGATCTCCTCGACGCCGAGATTGTCGAGGTAGTGCCATTTCAGCGCAAGCGTGACGCGGCGGTCTCGTGGTGAGGTCATCGTCCTGGCACGTCCCGTTAGTTTATATTCTTCAAGTAGGATCAGCCCTGGACAGCTTTCTCGACGATAAGTCGCGCGTGGCGCATCCCGCCGGCGTAGTTGGCCCCGTGGTCGGCGGCCTCGCGCTCGA